CTGAGACTGACGGGCCACAGTTTAACTATGCTGAGATAAACCCAAACAACCACAGATCAGGCTTTGCGGTGTTAAACTTCTTCAATGGTCAGCTTTTATGGCCTGAACTCGTCCATAAATTTGATGAGGACATGGTTCAGTTTAGGGGTGAAGTGATTGATGTAGGTGCATTTTGAGTGCCTGGTTGATTGCTTTGACAGGCTTAATCTACGCTTACATTGCGGGTGAACAGTTTATGAAGGGTAACCCACACATGGCAATTGTTTATGCGGGTTACGCTGCTTCAAACGTAGGACTTTACCTACTGGCTAAGTAGCTTATAGGCTACAGTTCTTGCTCCTTAGTTTGGTTTCTGCAACAAAAACTGCCGACAACGCATCTGCTGATTCAAAAGCAATGCTTTGCATTTCTTCATCTGTCAGCCCAACCCATGTGCGCTGTGCTGGCTCATAGTCCAGCCCTAACTCTCTGGCGTTCTCTGCCATCTTGTCGAGGGCTTCATTGGCCAAGGCTTCTTTTAGGGCGGTGATGGCGGGTTGTCTTGCTTCTATCCATGATGGCCCAGCATATTCCAACGCCTCCAATGCCAACTTCAAAGCTTCTTTAGACATTTGTTCCTTTCAGGGCAGGTTCTGCCTTGGTAACAGTTCCCATGACAGGGTGGGCAAGACTTCATATTCCTCACAAAAGTAGCGAAACTCTGCGAGGTGTCACCAAAGGCTTTCATCTTGTCGAACTCCTTGGCAACCTCCTCAAGCACTTCATTTCGGTCTGGTCTATCAATGAAGTCATGGTCATTAAGCCATGTTCTGATAATTCCCATTTATCTTACCCTCCGCAGTGGAAACTCTTGAGGCTTCTCAGGTGGTGGTGGCAGCATCTTCTCTGAAGGTGGAGTCCATCCATGCTTTCTCCATACTGCCTGGACATCTGATCCTGATTCCCATTTGAAGTCTTCTGTTGGCACTGAAGGATAGCTAATCTTGGAATGTGGTGGTTTTTCTATCATTTTATTGCCCGCATGATTCGTTGATTTCTGCCAAACTTGCCTCGTTTGACACCCGAAACTTCAATAAATCCCTTGTCCAACAAAGCACGATACCTTGCTGTTATTGAGGAATATGGGTAGTTTGGGAACATACCAAGGATGTCATCTGAGATACATCCATCTGGATGGCTCTTAATGGCCTCATAGACCATTGTTTCTAGCTTGGTGGTGTCAACTGCTTGAGCCGCCTGATGGCTCGTTGTGGGGTCTTCTCTTCTAGCCAGTTTAAACGCTGGCGTACCAAAGAATCTGTTGACTGTCTCATTCATGTTATCAAAAAATGTACTCATTATTCACTCCTATTGGGTGAGGGGAAAACTGCTCGTCTGCAAGCTAGGAAAATCCTTTGCACAGCTCTCCCCTCGGGTTTATATTAACTTAAAACGGGTCTTTATCAAAATCGTCTAACCACTCTTTGTGTTCAGACATATCTGCTTTTTTAGGGGCTGGCTCTTTTGGTGATACTGCCAAGCCCATAAATTTTCCTGATTTTCCATCTTTAACCCAAGCTGACAACCAGTAATCCTTGCCATCAACAGTAATATTCCCTTTGTAATGGGGATGTTTATCTGTTTCTTTCTTATCGTTTTTAAATAAAACGCCTGAATTATCTTTTTTGTCCATCACATTTCCTTCGCTTTCTTTAACGCTGAACGCACTTTACTAGGTAGGAGTGTCCACAATGCAATCTTTTGTTCTGCATCAAGGTTCTCTCCTTCCAACTTATCCCAAGCTGCCTTGGGGTCACCTTGCTCACAAGTAGCAATCAAATCGACTGCCATCTCTTGCAAGTACTGTAATTCCTCTGGGGGAATATTATCTTGTGCGCCTTGAGTAGGCGTAATCACTACTGATCTGCCCTCTTCAGGCAAGTCTTCACCCGCAAAAATGTATAGCCCGAGTCCATGTAGTGCTAGGGCTTTGGTCATACAACGCATGATGGCTGTGTTTACCGCAAAAGCATCGGGAGTAGGGATGGCCTTGTTTCTATAGTCCATCACAGGCAATTGACAGGTCATTGGTTTGCCAAACATGGTAGCAGTAACGAACACCATTGCCGTACCATTTATGTCCATGAAACACTTGTCGCCAAACATCTCTACTTTGTAGGTAGCGGTAGGATCAGCTTTGAGGGCTTCTGCCCATGCCCAAGCCCATGACAGGTAGGTAAGGTTGTTTTTCTTCTCTGTATGAGAATTGACATCTTTTTTAAGTAACGCTTCTATTGACATATTAACTCCTTTGATTTTCGTTTAACTCTTGTTGAATAATCTCTTTTTGTTGTTCAGGATATAAATCCTTGAACTCGACAAAGTCTGCTTCTTGGCAGCAAACTATCTTATTTCCCTTGATTGTCAAGCAATAGGGGCAGTAGTGTATGTCTGAGAACTCTGACACATAGGTTTGGAATAGTGTTTTCATGTGAGACTATCGAAAGCCATTTCCCACAGAACATAACCCGCCAGATCGGTGAGCTTATTCAACTCATCTTCTGTCAATGGTGTTCCATCTTCATAGCATCCATTTGAAAAGTAGGCATCACAGAAATCTGGGTAATCTCCACTAACCACTCCATCTACTTCTAGGTCTACAACATTTTTTCCATTAAGAATCGGCATCATTCGCCCCTTGCTTTCATCATTGCGTCTGCAATTCGATAACATCTATTTGCTTTGTTAATTGCGGCAATATCATCAAGGTCTTTTCTTGATTCAAATGCTTGCATAGCCTTAGCCGCAAAGTAGTCACGCAAGGTCATGCCATTCCGCTGAGGCAAATGCCCCTCATATTCGCAAGGAAACGCTGGTTGGTTTTTCATATTCACTCCTATTTGTTTATCAAAAATGTGGCTTAATTACTGCCCACACCACTAATGTGCCACACCTTTTTACACTTTTACATAGGGATAAACCCTAATAGACAGACTAAAAAACAACACTACTATTCTGACCATGAACATCGAAAAAATTGAACTCCAATGTGCCGAAACCTTGCTTGCTTATGCAGAGACAATGGCTGACGCTTACACCAATCAACCAGAGGACTCACAGGCTACTTTGACCGCTTTAATAGGCAGAACACTAGAACTACACCTGAACCGCAAAATCAATCTGGAGAACCTTTACAAATGACCCAACAAGCAATTATTCGAGCTTTACAGAATGGATCGCTTACTGCTCAACAGATGGAGAATCTGACGGGCATTCCAAGAACTTCCATCGTGGCTGCTTGCAAAAAGATGTCCCGCAAGAAAGAGCTTACTGTTGAGAAAATCAAAGTGCATCGTGCTTGGGTCTGCAAATACACCCTAGAGCCACACATGATTGAGGCCACAAAAGCCGCCAATGATGAGCCTTATAACAAGTTAAATCCCTTTGATGTACGCAATGCCAAGGGTATTTTTACCAAATCTGAGTATGCCGTGATGAACAATCAAGCCAGAAGGTTGTTCAATGGCAATCCTAATTTCACTAAAGAAATCACAAATAATCAATTTATCTGATATAGTATTTTGAAACACGGCTAGATAGGGGGTAGCTACCCTATCGAAAAGAGAAGTCTCCCCTCCTGCCGCAGTTTCTTTCAGGGAGAATTGGAACAAGAGACTGCTATGCACTACTATTCATTTCATGTGAGTGACTACATTCACGACACGGCTCATTTGTCAAACTATGAAGATTTGGCATTTAGACGATTGCTAGACTTGTATTACACAAGCGAAAAACCTATCCCAAACCAAACCCACGAGGTTGCCAGACGCATAAGGATGTCTAATCAGATCAATTCTGTTCAGACAGTTCTTGAAGAATTCTTCATGTTTGACATGGAAAATAATTGTTGGTTTCACAAACGATGCGATGAAACTATTGCGGCTTATCAGGCAAAAGCTGAAAGGAATCGTGAGGTTGGTAAACTTGGCGGTAGACCAAAATCAAACCCAGATGCTAACCAAGAAGAAACCCAAGTGGTTTCCAAACATAACCCTAACCAAGAACCAATAACCATAAACCATAAACCAAAGAGAGAGAGCGCAACTGTCGTTGCTTGCCCACCAGATGTTTCTCAACAAGTTTGGAGTGATTGGGTAGCCCTTCGTAAAAGCAAAAAAGCACCGATTACTAAAACAGTTCTTGATGGAGCAATAGTTGAAGCCAAAAAACTAGGTTGGACACTAGAACAGTTCTTGATTGAATGGTGCAATCGTAGCAGCCAAGGTTTAAAAGCAGAGTGGATTGTTAAGCCAAACCCTGCCGACAAAGTAAGGCTCACTGTTGCGCCATCAAATGAGCCTGACCCTGCTTTGCTGAAGATTGCAGAGGATGCGAAAAAAGCCGCACCCATACCATTTGAGGTATTGGCTAGGATGGCTCAAATAAGGCAAAAAGCATGAGCCACCACCAAGCCATGATCCTGTTGGACAAAGTAAAAGATGGCGTACCATTTCCGATACACCTGATAAACCAAGCCCTAGAGCTTACTGGTGACCTAGAGTAAACCCCTATGGCATACAGTAGGAAAACAATATCCAATGCAGGAGACAGAGTTATTTTGGAGAAAGCCGAAGCAAGGGAAATATACCGAAC